TTTATCTATACTCAAAACCAACGCATTGATCTAGAAAACCCAATAATGTTAATTACTGCAAAATATAAAGTTAGCAGTAAAGGCCAGGCTAAGCTTCTTCTATAATACGCATAAGCTGAAGTTACCGCCCCTAAAAAAAATCCTGGATATACTATACTCATATTTGGATTAGCTGCATTTACTGCAAGTGTAATACTTGCAGTAACAGTAAAAATAGTACTGACTATTTCAAAGAAAAATGCAATCTTGTCGCTTTGGTACGACCTCTTAAAAAACTCTATCAAAATATTAACTCCAACGTAATATAAAAATTACTGCATCATTTTTTTCACTAAAGTAGTAAACTATTTTTCCTTCAGGATCCGAGGAGTTTGTAATATAACTAGGGCAATTTTCTTTCGCCCAAAGTAACGCCTTCCAAATGGGGTCATATGGCAATAATACTTTTATTGCCATCTTAGTTTAAAGAACATAGCATCTTGTTCTTTTTTAAAATACCAAACGGTACGCGAAATACCGTGCAATAAATCCAATGGATCTAATCCTAACTTATACCAGTCTTTATTGAATCTGCCTATATTATCATCGCACCAAGTTTCGACACTTTGCCAGTCTATGGTAGATATGCTAACACGATATTTCCATTCGGGACTCAAACTCATTCCCACCTCAAACGAAACCAATCATAATCTTCTTTATGTTTAAAATAATATGTGGTAGTACCGAATGCTATTTTAAGATCCCATTTAGTTTCTATTCCTTCTGCTGACCAACACTGTCCTATATTTTTTTCGCACCAGTCTGCCATTTTAGGATACAAATGATAACGATCTCTGTTAAACGTGATTTTATATTTCATGCCCATCTTAATACAAACCAATCTCTTTCTTTTTCTGTATTAAAAGACCAATAATCTTTATTATTAACGACATCAATATAGGCACCGTATTCTTCGATCATCCAAGACCAATAAGAATGTTCTAAATGATGACCTTCTATTTGCATCCAATATTTTCTGGCATTTGTATGATAAGGATAAACAGGCAAATTATACTTCATAACCACCGTAGTGAAAAAAATGTTGCATCATGCTCGTATTTAAAGTAGTAATCAGTTCCTAGCATACCGTATACCGCATTCCATTTAGTACGAAACTGTCCCAAATTTTTACCTAACCAAACTTCAATATCACCTGCTTCTTTTTCAGAGGTTACATGTACACGATAGGGCCAAATTTCTTTTTTAAGAGTCCTCATACCCATCTTAACATAAAGATTGCCGCATCCTCTGATTTTTCAAAAACCCAAAGATTTTCGTGTGCTTTATATTGTCCTGTTAAATTTTTCCTACTCCACTCATAAAACTCTCTGTTCGGTACTGGAAAAAATTTATTAGATAACACAACTTTAGTCCAACCTATACTTGCAAGTAAATCAAACATCAACTCACGGTCAATTTCTTCCTGTATAGCTCTAGAAAGATTGTCTTTAATTTCATCTTCTAAACTCATAACCACCTCAACACAAACATCATATATTTTTGTTCATCTATTACTTTATGATTTACAAACACCCAATATCCTTTAGGGGTTTGATTTAATATTAGTTCTAGTCCATTTTTAACTAGCATGTGATGCAAAAATGCATCTTGGTAAGGTCGACCTGTAACTACTTTGGCTTCGGGAGGGACTGACATAAATTTACGGTGTTCCTCAATAAATTTACGGTGTTCCTCAAGCCAGCATCGTTTAGCCATATCTATAAGTTTGTTGAGCTTCATGACCACCTTAGCATGAACCAGTTATAATCTTTTTGATTAACAAAGTAAACAGTTTCCCAAGCTGCTTGCCAACGACCGGCAGTGGGTCCTTCGGGTCCGAAGTTATCTCTGCACCACGTGCGTATGTCATCAAAAGGTGCTACACCATTATACTGCCAGTTATAGTTGTATTTGAAAAATGGCAGCTTCATGCCCACCTCAACAAAAACAACATATAATCTTTTTCTTTTTCAAAGGTAATGAACGGGAACTGATGCGCCCACCAACCGCTCCATTTATTTTTGTCACACCAATCTACCATTTCATAGAAATGTTCGCTATCTTGACTAGCGCCGTATATGTGATAATAATTATCTTTTGTATTGTACTCTACGCCCATCGTAGTATCCACCAATTCAATTCACTTTGATTTTTAAATCCATACCATTCTTGTGAATCACTGGCTGCATAGCAAAGCATACTAGGAGTATTTCTTTCCACCCAATTCCAAAAACCATCTTTTTCTAATGTTGGAACACACATTGGGGTCACACATACAAAATATTCATTGTGGTAATTATTATCACGCTCATATGCCCACAAACCACTATCAGGGTCTCCTAGCCCCGGTTGCTGTTTATTCCAGTATTTCGAAAAATTTTCTCTAGTGCATATATCAATTATCATGTAAATTCATTCGCCAATTGGGGCCTACATAATATTCTAAAATTATTTCCATAGCATTGCGATAACGATAATTATGTTCTAGATCCTGCTTTTGGTATTCAGCAAGTTTTTGCGATGATTCTAAATTGGTTATATCCGAACACAGCATCTGATAGTCTTGCAGTAAAATGCTTCGCATAAGCTCATCAACTGCATCGTTTGTTAGTTCTACTTTCATGTTATCCTCCTCGAATATTTTTTTCTTTTAGAATATCGAAAACTTTTTCTTCATCTTCCGTAAAGCGTTTCCATGCATTAGTTATTCCTTTGTACATTAATACTATTGCAGCGGTTGCTACTATTACTAGGGCTAGCATAAAAAATATATTTCTAAGTTTGGGATCACCTAACCAGCCGGCAGTGCCGCCGGCAGCCATGAAGAAACACATGCCAAACATATATGCTTCAAACAGCCCAAACCCTTTAAAACTCCAAGCAACGAACCTAAAAATTTTTTTCATTTAAATATATACCTTTCGATAATTTCTACTTAACTGTGGATAATTCTGTTACATGCTTGCACGATTTTCTAAATACGAATCCTGAACAGGTGCAGGTCCAGCCCCTATTATCCTTTGACACAATATACTTGTTGCCTTTGCTTCCGGCGACCTCAAATACTTGAATATCAGTGTTTACATTTTGCATAGAGCCAGAGAGTAGTTCAATGTCTTTGACCATGTCCATGTCAATGACACGTACCTGCATTTTGTCATCACCTGTCATGCAAAATTGACGATCATTCAACCATTTGTATTTAGGTACTACTGTACCTTCAAAAATGTGGGTGTCAGGGCGCGGAGGAATCATGCGAGGTCCTTGTCTATAATGGACAGTGACCCTCACCTTGCTATCCTTTGTGGGGACTTGAATCATTACATTACATCCAGTTGGATTTGCAGACCTTCCCAAGTGCCTGCGTGACCAGTGCAAGTACTTTCGATACCATCTCCCGAGCGATAAAACTCAAGTGCATCAAGTGCCTTTTGGGTAGCAGCGTTGAATTGAGCAAACTGACCTACACCCTCACGGATTTGTTTAGCCGTAGCATAGAAACATGCCTGACCATTGATGATGCGAAACTTTTGAGATTGTTTGAAACGCTTGATCATTTGAAGCTCCTTATCAATCACTATACCCATATTATATAGCCAAACTGATTTATTGTCAACTGAAATCAAAGCACACGGTAAATTATTCCTTGAGGTGTTGCAATTTTTGCAATGCCCTGAGTTGCCCAGTCATTTTCTAAAAGTCGCAGATTTTTTTTATCCTTAATAGTACCTTTGTGAACTTTTATCCTTACCCACTTTTTACAGTAATCTACTGTAACCCGTTCGCAGGAATATACTAATTCTAATGCAAATTTTACACGCTCCGCTTTGGCCTTTTGCGCATCAGTGAATAGGCTTGCATTAGAAAGACTGCGCTGCCGGGCATCTTTTGCTGCAAACCATGCAAACGATCCGGCATTGTGATGGGCGAGTTCTTTTTCTTGCATCATTTAACAACTCCTGTGCGTTTAGCTTATGAAACTATTATATAGCCAAATTGATTTAATGTCAACCAAAATCATGTTAACAATTTGACAAGTAATCCAATTGTATAAATGACAAGCAATGTTGCATTAATGACAATAAGACTCCATTCACGCCACATAATTGCGACAACAAGCCATATGGCAGCACCTACGTTAAGTAACGCAGGTCCGGCTGGGTAAATATTAACAGAAGTGCAAATAGCCCCAACAATTGTTATAAAAGTTGCAAGCCACTTAAGAAAAAATACAAGTTTTTTATTCATACTTGTATTTTATATGATTACTAATTTATTGTCAAGCTTCTAAAAAATGATCTGCTACGCCCAAATCTATAACTTCCTGTGAACTTAAGTAAATATCACTAGCGGTAAGTAACTTAGATTTTATTTTAGATGCAGGCAACCCAGTTGCTTCTTTTAAGATAGAAACCATTTTTGCATTGCATAAATCATTTTCTTTCATTGTGGCCTTCAAATCATGGTATTTAGACTCCATGTTTTCAGAAAATTGATGACACATAAAGCTTGTGTTATGTGCAGCATATCTTAGACCTTTAGTACCGCTAGCAAAGATTAAAAATGCTGCACTCATCACCGCACCTATTCCAATGACTTTTATAGGATGCTTGCTGGACTTCATTATATCAACTAATGCAAATGCCTCATATAAATCACCACCGGTGCTGTTGATATACAAAGTCAAAGTTTTTCCCGGTTTGTGATCTAGATTTTCATAAGTTATCCACTTTATACACTCGTATATATTAGCAGACTCTATTTCTCCAGTAAGAAAATGTATGTGAGTTTGCAACAATTTTATTTCGATGCGCTCACTGGCACCAAAATCTTCTAGTTTTCTGGTTGTGGATAACTTATCGTTCATTATCGTTTATGTATAACAGTGTCAGCTAGTCCGTAGTCAACGGCTTCTTGTGCGCTCATAAAGAAATCACGCTCCATGTCACGTTGTAGTTCAGGAAATGTTTTTCCTTTACTGTTGTGATTGACATAGATTTCGGTAAGATTTCTCTTCATGGCTAAAATTTCTTTTACTTGAATTTCCATATCAGTAGCTTGCCCACGGGCACCACCACTAGGCTGATGAATCATATGACGAGCATTGGGTAAGATCCTTCGTTTGCCGGCCGCACCTGCTTGTGCAAGCAAAGATCCCATTGAACAGGCCTGTCCCATCACAATAGTAGCAACATCAGGTTTTACAAATTGCATTGCATCATAAATAGCCATTCCTGCAGTAACACTACCCCCCGGACTGTTAATATATAACTGAATATCTTTTTCGGGATCTTCACTTTCGAGGTATAGTAATTGTGCTACAATGAGATTAGCCATATGATCGTGGACTTCGCCCTCAAGAAGAATTACTCTATCTCGAAGTAACCGAGAGTAGATATCGTAACTACGTTCACCTTTACTGCTATGCTCGATAACGATTGGTACTAATGACATGTTTATCCTTTAAGTATTGTTAGTAAATCTATTCTAACATAAAAATATGGAATAATACTAGTGTCAAGGTTACCTTAGTTGTAAATTGTTATTAAAGTGGATAAAACAACGGACAGTACTGCGCCCACAATACCCAAAGTGTATATAAGAAGAAAAAAACCTAATATGTAAAATAGGTTAAGTATAGTTACTTGCCAAAAACTCATTTGCGTTTTTCTCTTCCTAAACCTACTTCAATGTTTGGTTTTTCAGTACGTTTTGGTTCTATTATATCAGATGCGATATCCTTTAAATCAGGCTCCGAATAATTATCCAAATTATCCACTGCTGGTTCATTCGGTTCACTACTTACACTGTCATCGATTCTTCCTAATTTAAAGCTAAACCCGCCGGCAGTTGGGTCGCTTGCACTAGATTTATTTTCTACGGATATCTCACCATCAAGCTTGGCAGGCCATTGAGTAGAAAATTTTAACTCACCGTTTTCATAATCAGTATATTGTTGAATAAAATTCATTTCTAAAACTTGAAGTACTGTTCCTTTAAAGTTAGGAATAGCATCACGACGGTTAATTGCACCTGCTACTTCTTTTTTGATAGAATAAATTAATTTTCCACCATCTGTTGCTGCTCCTTTAGTTTTTATATCATCAAATAGTGAATGATATTGTTTGGGTAGGGGTAGCTTTTCTTTAAAACTTTTTATACTCATTTCCATAAGCTTAGGAGCTTTGCTAGAAAATGGCAATACCTTATGCCATTTTTTACTTATGGTATCTGGGTAATTTTCAAAGATAAAATCTAAAGCATTAAACGCTGATGTAATAGTGCTCGGTCCTACTTTGCTACTTTCTTGACATATCTCAATGAACTTCACTGCATTTGCAAACGCGGGCTTATTTTTTAAAGAATCAGGAACTTTTAATCCAGAAATTGCAGGCGCGGCACCTCCTCCTGTTCCTTTGCTACTTATATTAATAGTATGCTGATTATTAGGGTTAGTAATAACTGCATAGCTATCCGCTAGATTCGTATTAGCTTTACTGGGAAAATTTAGAACTAAATCATCTAAACTGCCACCCAACCACTCTTCAAATTTTTCTCTTTTAGGAAATCTAGACCTACGATACAACAATGCAAGAACTCCTAAATATTCCCCAGCATAGTCTACAATAGCAGTTCTTATGTTTTTATCTTCTTGAAATTCTTCAGACAAATACACGACTTCACCGGATACTATGTAGTTTGCCAAATTAATAATTTCTTTACCGTATTCAGACTGATTTAATGTAGGGTTGTTTACTAGCTCTTCATAAAAATCATGCGCTGGTATATTTCTGTCCACTATTCCTATATTACTAGGTTTTACCAAAAGTGCTTCTTTTTTAGAAGGTGTTTCGCCGGCCGCAGCCTGCTGTCCCCCAAATTCACTAGTTTTACGTAGGGAACTAAGAGGTATCTCCTGACCATCTGTGGTTCTGGCTTTCATATTTCCTTTGAATAACCCTAATCTTTGTAGGTTTTCAAATCTAGGTGCTTCTCTAGGGTCTATAATTACTTCTTCACCTTTGGAATCAGTAAAAGGACTACGATTTTTTATTTTTTCTATAAAGGTTTCGAACCTGCCCTCACGTTTAAGTAGTTCACCGGCACTTAATCCGGTGCTTTCTAAAAGTGTATCAAGTATTGTTAATAAGTCGCGCATAATATGTATTTATTGCCGAAAGAATTAAAAAATAGATTAGATCCTTTTTTATCTAAATAATAGACAAGGAGACTTATATGCTTAATTTTATTAAAAAACTTTTTGGGTTAACCCACAACGATTCACTAAATAGTGAAAACAAACAGGCACCAGTGGCGCCATATAAAATAGAACCTGCTTTAGAACCTATATCTGTTGCAACGACTGAAGTATTGAAAAAAGAAGAAATAAAACCAGTTAAAGCAAAAAAACCCACAAAACCAAAGGTAGAAAAAGTAGACAAACAACCTACTACAGTGGCCAAAACAAAAAAACCTAGAACTAAAAAGGGTGCATAATTTAGGGGAGCATTGCTCCCTAAACATAAATACTATATGATTTTTGGTTTTGATGTAATAAGTGATTTAAACCTAGAACCCACAGACAATTTCGATTGGACTGGACAGCCTACCAGTTTATTCTGTATAATACCGGGAAACATATCTAGCGATTTAAAAACTATATATCGCACTCTGCGACATTTGAGCACCCTATATCAGGGAGTTTTTTATATAGACGGTTCTGTAGAAAATGATGATATCTATGCCAGAGATATTCGGGTCAAAGAAATTCAAAAAATTTGTACCACATTCAAAAATGTAATTTATTTACACAACAACGTTGTAGTTGTAGACGGAGTTGCATTAGTTGGTATTAATGGCTGGTATAAAAACTATAATAACAACAGCATCGTAGATGATTTTCACGCCAAATGTTTTAGGTACGATGATATTGGGTACCTAGAAAAAACTTTAGAAAAACTACAAGTTCACCAAGACGTAAAAGCTATCATTATAGTAAGCAACTGCGTACCGTTCAGAGAATTATATTTTGGTGAGTGCGATATGGGCGATGAGGATGTGAATCCTGGATACGTTTTATATAAAGATACCGAACATAAAGTTAAAAAATGGGTTTATGGAACTTATGATAAAATAGTCGATACCACTTTAAATGGCATCAACTATGTCAATAACAGTAAATTTAATAAAACCCCGTATTTTGCAAAACGTATAGAAATAACTATTTAAGCTTCTGATTCTATTTTTACTTGAAGTGGAAACCCTTCGTTTCTAGCTTCAAGTGTTACCTCAATACCTTTTTGCTCCGCAATTTCATAAGGTAGTACTGCAACTACTGCACTACCGGACTCGTGAATGCCAGTGGTGATAATTTCTGCTGTGTCATGGGTATAATTGAAATGATCAATTAAACTCCTGACCACAAAATCAACAGTAGTATGATTATCATTCATGTAAATTACTTTGAACATGGGTGGTTCAGGTATTTTAAAATTAGGTTTAATTTTTACTTTTGAATCTGCTTGTGCCATCTTGATACCCTTTTTATGTTTGGGAGAGTAGATACCTACTCTCCTTTTTATTTACGAAGTGATATTATATTATTTATTGTAATTTATTGCAATCTGCTTGGGTTTCTTTTCTTCAGGAACGATTCTTTCCAAATATATTGTCAGAATACCGTTCTTTACCGTAGCGTCAATAACTTCCACATATTCATATAGTGGAAATTTTAAATTGAAATTTCTTCTGCTTAGACCTCGGTGTAGGTACTCCCAATTTTCGGCATCTACAGTTTCATGCTCACCCGAAATAATAAGAGTTCTGTTATTCAGTGTTATTTTTACTTCTCCCTCATCGAACCCGGCAACTGCTACTTCAATAGTAACAGTTTCATCTCCGGTCCTAATTACATTGTGCGGGGGATAATTTCCTGATGTGGCATTCAGCCGCATTAGTTCGTCAAATAAACTTTCAAATCCTATTCCGAATCTGCGAACGGTAGGAATATCAATTGAACGTAGTGTTAAGTCTCTTGTCATTTTATATCTCCTTTTAATAAGCAAGACAAATATCGGGCCTGCCCCATGCAGCGCCCGATAATATTAGGCATTAGTTTCTTCTGCCTCTTTCGCTTCAACATCAACCACATCATCTTTTTTCTGTGATTGTTCTTTTTCAGCCTGCTCGGCTTCATACTTTTTACCAGTTATTGGTCCCATTGCCTGATACAAATCAGTTATAGACTTGTTAATGGCTTCAACATCTTCACCTTTTAACGCATCTTCAACCGCCTTTAATGCATCATCGGCTTTTTGTTTTTCCTCACTGGTTACTTTATCACCGTATTTTTCAACGTCATTTTTAAAGCCATTGTATGTCGATTCAGCACTATTTCGTGCGTTAATCAACTCTACTAGCTTTTTATCGGCTTCAGCGTTTTCTTCTGCTTCCTTTACCATACGTTGAATTTCTTGTTCATTTAAACCACTATCAGACTTGATAGTAATTTTATTTTCTTTGCCGGTGTTTTTATCTTTTGCACTGATATGCATGATACCGTTGGCATCTATATCAAAAGTAACTTCGATTTGTGGAACTCCTCTTGGCGCAGGGGCGATACCATCTAAATTGAACTCACCGAGTTGTTTATTATACTTGTATAGTTCACGTTCACCTTGTGCTACTTTGATAGTGACTGCTGGCTGATTGTCTGCTGCCGTGCTAAATGTTTGGCTAGCTTTAGTTGGTATGGTTGTATTCTTGTTAATAACTTTTGTGAACACACCGCCCAATGTTTCAATACCTAGGCTTAATGGTGTAACGTCAAGCAATAGTACGTCTTTGCGGTCACCTGCCAAAACTGCACCTTGAACTGCTGCACCGACAGCAACTGCTTCGTCAGGGTTTACATCTTTACGTGGTGCCTTACCAAAAAGTTTTTCAACTTCTTCTTGTACTTTTGGCATACGTGTCATACCGCCAACAAGAATAACCTCGTCAATCTCACTAGCACTTACACCTGCATCCTTCAGTGCAATTTTGCATGGCTCAATACTACGTTGAATCAGTTCATCAACTAGACTTTCTAGTTTGGCGCGCGTGAGTTTAACGTTTAGGTGTTTAGGTCCAGTAGCATCAGCAGTGATATATGGTAAACTTACATCAGTTTGTGCCGAACTTGACAATTCAATTTTAGCACGTTCTGCTGCATCTTTTAATCTCTGTAACGCTAATACGTCTTTGGTCAAATCAACGCCTGATTCTTTTTTAAATTCATCGACGAGGTAATCCATAATACGCTGGTCAAAATCTTCGCCGCCTAAAAACGTATCACCGTTAGTAGACAACACTTCAATTTGCTTATCACCATCGACATTTGCGATTTCTATAACACTGATATCAAACGTTCCTCCACCAAGGTCATAAACTGCCACCTTGCGGTCCTGCTTGTCGGCCTTATCTACACCATAAGCAAGTGCAGCAGCAGTGGGCTCATTAATTATTCTCAATACTTCTAAACCTGCGATTTTACCTGCATCTTTAGTAGCTTGACGTTGACTATCATTGAAATAAGCTGGTACAGTAATTACTGCTTGAGTAACTTCGTGACCTAAATAGTCCTCAGCCGTTTTCTTCATCTTGCGAAGAACTTCTGCACTAATTTGAGGTGGTGCATATTTTTTATCATCGACTTGTACCCATGCATCACCGTTGCTATTCTCAACGATTGTGTATGGCATCAAATCAATGTCTTTTTGTACCGCTTCTTCCTTAAACTTACGTCCAATAAGACGTTTAGCAGCATAGATTGTGTTTTTTGGATTCGTAACTGCTTGTCGTTTTGCACTAGCACCTACTAGTATTTCTTCAGCCGTATAGGCTACAATACTAGGAGTTGTTCTAGCTCCCTCACTGTTTTCAATTACTTTGGGATTTCCGTTTTCGATAACGGCTACGCATGAATTTGTGGTACCCAAATCGATACCGATGACTTTGCTCATATTGTTTCTCCTTAAAATTAAGCAAGATAAAAATAGTTTAGACCTGCCCTTGCAGCGTCTAAGCGTATTTATATATTATATAAAACTACGTAAAATATTTGTATATTTTTGGTTAAAAATCTTTTTTAGGAAGTTGCTGGTTTTCTAAATACTTTTCCCAACGGTGTTTGGCTTTGCTTTTTTTATCCTTACGCTTAATGGTAGGCTTTACGTACTCCATGCGTTCTTTGAACTCTTGCAGTACTCCTGAATCAGAAACTTTCTTTTTAAGCTTTCTTAGAGCCTTTTCCACATTACCATCAGTAACTTGAACTTTTCTTCCGTTGATCATCATATTAGTGGTGAGGGGTTTATCACCTGTTCCTTATCTATATTTAGATATTTTATCTTATTTTTCTTATACTTTCTAGTGTTGAACATATGACACATTAATACACGTTCAATTTCAGTATGTAAACCTCTAGCACCAGTTTTAAGCTTCAGGGTATTTTCAGCAATTTGCTCTAGCGCATCTGAAGAAAAATTTAATTCAATATCATCTAATTTGAACAAATATTTATACTGATTTAAGTAGTTATTTTTTACATCAGTAAGTATTTGTATTAATTGTTCTTTGGTTAAATCACTGATACTTACAGTTGTTGTGAATCTTCCGATAAATTCCGGTATCATTCCGAACTTAGTTAAGTCATCGGGAGTAACTTTACTTAGGTCACCCTCTATTTTAGAATCTTTTATTGTTGCATTGAATCCTATACTAGTTCCGCTTAGTCTGTTACCGATAACTTCTTTTAAACCCACAAATGCTCCGCCAGCAATAAACAAGATATTTTTTGTATCAATTTCATTCATGTCACTGCCGGGGTGTTTTCGGCCTCCGGAGTTGGATACACGACAGATTGTTCCTTCTACTAATTTTAGTAAAGCCTGTTGTACCCCCTCACCACTAACATCTCTGGTGATACTAGTACTTTCTCCCTTCCTGGCAATCTTATCTATTTCATCTATAAAGATGATACCTCTTTCTGCTAATGTCTTGTCTCCTCCGGCTGCATTTACTAGCATAGTGATCATGCTTTCTACGTCATCTCCTACGTAACCTGCTTCAGTAAGACTAGTAGCATCTGCGACCACAAACGGAACCTTTAAAAATTTGGCAGCGGTTTTTGCTAGCAGTGTTTTACCAGATCCGGTGGGGCCTACCAGCAAAACATTACCCTTTTGAATTTCAATATCTTTGGGTGGATTATTTATCCTTTTATAATGGTTGGCAATGGCTACACTAAGAACCATTTTAGCTTCTTCTTGACCAATAATATGCTGATCTAAATATTCTTTGATAGATTCAGGATCATACTCTGGTTCAGTACGTTGCAACGATTCAGTTTCTTCGTCAATTATTAATTCTTGACAAAGTTCAACACAATCGCTACAAATAGCAACAGATCCGCCCACTACTAATTTTTTTACGTTATCTTTGTGTGACCCACAAAAACTGCAATGATTTATTTGTTTTGTTTCTTCTGTCATTAGAGCCATTCAAAATTATATAATAGTACTTATCACACTTATCAATTTTTAAAATTATAGCATTCCCCCTTTTGTAGAGACATTTTAATGTTGTTTGCTCTACTTAGCTTGATTAAGTCTTGATTCGTGTTTTTTATTTTGATTTTTACCACACCTTCATACTTTTCTGTGCCACGAATAACATAAGGTGAAAATTTACCGTAGGTCGTATCATTAAATAATCCCAGTGGAACAATGGACTGTGCGCAAGCTACTGCCAAATCTTTATTGTTTTCGTTTAACAAATGAGCCGTTACCGTAATTTTCCCCACAAAAGTGTCTTTAATTAAATTTGCTCGAATGTCATCATTTAGGTAATAAACATCAGATGATCCAAAAAATCCAAAACCACTATTACTTTGTACTTCAATATTATGCTGTTTTATTTGTTTGGATTTTTTATCAGACGTTAACCTAAGAGTCTCATTAAGGGCAGTCAAATACCGTTGATTCCATTTTAATTCATAATACACTGTTATAACAGAGTTTCGTTGTGGATCTAGCTTATGATCTTTACCTATTATTTCTATTTCGAATGCCCTTGCCGGATAGTCATTTAGCACTCCCGACAAAAATTGATCTCCGTCTTGGGCAGTTTTTAAATAGGTGTCATACTTAGTAGCATGATTTTCCCCGTTAATATGTTCCGTAGTAGAGAATTTTCCTAAAATTCTATCTTGGATTTGACTACTAGAAACCTTAACAACCATGTTTAGTGATACCTGATTACCTGCATTTGTCATCTTCAGAATATCATAGCTGGTTACATAACCGGCACTATAATTTAGTAATTCTGATTTAACCTGATCATTGTTTAGGACTTCTTTAGAAGAGGTAAACGCAATACCAACCGCTTGTTCAATAGCATTTCGAAAACAAGAATACCTAGCCTTTTCAAAAGTCTCGCCGGTACAAGAAACCGTAGTAGTAACATAACCATCGGCTCCTTTGTTATTAGAAGCCGATGATTTAATAGAAGAACAACCGGTCAGCCAAATACCAATTAACAGAAAAATAAAATTTTTCATTTTAAGACCCTTATTGGGCTTTTAGCATCTCGTTGCGAATATCGATTGATGTTGCAAGGTCTTTTTTAGACCATTGGTAATACGCTATGTAGGTTTTCCCATCGTCCTTAGTACCATCTCCGATTTTCCTAACACCCACTAGTCTTCCTGATGCGGTGATAGTTTGGACAACATTTACAGTGGTTTCATCAATAATTTTAGCATTACGTTTAGCAGTGTTTTCACGCTGCGATTCTTCGCCTCCGTTATTTTTGATATCTGCTTCAAGCTCTCTGCTATCTGTTTCTACCGTACCGTCGACCGTGCGAAATTTATTAGAGGTAAGGTCACTTGCGTGATCTAGCGCCCTACTGATAATTTTTACCCTACGGTCAGTGGTTACATTTTTTCCATAAATAAATTTTACCATTTTATCCATTGCGTCGGCTTCGGCAATCACCTCGTGATTACGTTTCCAACTAGGACTCGTGCCCACTACCTCAATTTTTTCTAGCTGTCCTGTTAAGGTATAATAGATTTTTACTCCTTGGTCCCGAAACTCTGTAGAAACTCGCGTTTCTTTAACAGGAGTAACTGCGTCTACTGCAGGTTGAATGCCTTTATTTGAAAATGTGCTACATCCACTAAGGGCAGTTAGCATTAGTGCAACAAAAAGATTACGCTTCACGATTGAACCTCAATAAGTTGTTGAAGAATTTATAGTTTAGTAGAAAATGGATTAAAACGCAATTTTTTTGGTTAAGTGTTTTGATTTTGGATATATTTTTCTATCGCAATTTGTTCGTTTTCAGTTAACGTATCTAGGTCATATTCACCTGTTGCTATTTTGTCAACTAAAAATTGTAGATATTCATCAGTTAGATAACTTTCTGTTATCCCGCGATTTACCTCAATCCATCTTACCCCGTTATACTTAAACACTTTGTTTGGTGTAGTATCTACTCGAACAAAGATGTTTCCTGTTTTCGGATTTGCAGGGAATTCTGTTCCGAAATTAGTGTCACTAGCCCTGTCGAGGTCTTCTTGCAAAAATAGTTCCGGGTTCATAACTCGTAAAACATCAATATGCATAGATTTACCTTGATATTCTACATAGTCACCTTCAGATTTTATATATGGTAATTCTTTTTTTTCTGTAAATGCAGGTCCTGTTTGTACCCAATCCCCGTTCTCATTTTTCACTCCCTCAAACATAGGTTCGTCTTTAACTTCTTCCTTTATGTCTTCACTAGTTTCTACGATAGGGTTGGGTTCCGTAGCCTCAGTTACTATATCTGTGTAGTATAGTTCTGGTTCGTCGGTTTGGATCTTTTCTACTTCGGCATTTGCTGCTGTAGCTCGTTGCTGTTCATCCATTAAGTCAATTGCTTGGGCGGTGAGTTTGGCACGAACAAAGAAATCATCAGATTCTTGTTCTAGGTCATTACTATACAAATCAGGACCGTCAAAAACATCGCAGTCCTTATTGGGACAAAAAATAGCTATACCTGGCGCGTTGACTAATCTAGTCGCACACTTAGGACACTCTCCGTAATCCAACACCGTATCCTCTTGGTTCTCCTTTTCATCAGACGAATCATTTTTTACCAAATCTTCCGAAATTTTGTGATTATCAGGTAATGTCGTAGAAGTATCTTTTGACAAGAATTCTGAAGAGGGCTTGTTTATCTTCGCGGCTTTTGCCCATTCAACCTGTTTATTTCCCGCAAGAATTAGACATAATGCTAGCGGATCGAATACCACAACAATAAGTATAATGACCCAGCGTACAGCCCGCTCCAAAATATTTTGATCGGGATCGTCGCCGTATAGTAAAGCTGCAATATATTTAATAGGTCCAACTTCTGCCTCTACTTTCCTAAATTCTGCTGCCAATGGAGCACGTTCTTGTTGTAAACGCTGAATCTCTTTCTGAGATTTCAGTATGCTTGTTTGTAATTCATTTCGTTCTCTTGCTTGTTGCTTTCGAATATTAACCGCTTTTTCAGCACCACGTTCGCTGTCGCTTCTCCCTAAAACCTGATCTACTTGTGCATTCATTTGCTCTAAAGCTTTTTTAGCTTGGGCAATGTTTTCTTTTTCAACAGAAATTTTTTCATCATACAGAGCAACTTTGCTCATTGCGTCACCGCTAACAAGGCTTTGATCGCTATGAGCCTTACTTAAAAAGCCAAATATTCCCATACTGGTCAACACCATGAGGAATATAACCGCAGGAACCAAATACAATTTAAATGCTAAACTGATTCTTTTCCAATTGTTATGCAACCATACTGTGGCTACTACTTTACCTAACTCAAGTGTAGCTCCCATAATGATAACGGGAACAATAGCAGCCGCAAATATAGCAGTCAAACCGGCAATGGAGTAGTATGCGGCTACTACACTGAGTAGTATTGCTGTAGATAAAATTATAAATGCAAAAATCATAAGTTAATATTTATCACGAAGGCCGAACAAATGCCCAAAATTGTCTTCGAATTCGGTATAAGCCATTACTAACTTTCTGGGCACGGTTCTGGCACCATATGTATGGTATGTTACTACCGGAACAAATTCTTCGTTTAATTCCCTATTTTTTATTTGAATTACTTCAATGGTCATACCATCTTCGAAAGTATATTTTTTTCCTACTAAGTTTTCCATGTTTTAAATTTTCTCCCGAAGAGTGTGCTATATTGTGATACTTATTTAATCCTCTATTTGTCATCTCTAAAACGGACAAATCTAGGAAATCGAAGACTATACGTACCGTCTTGATTTTGTGTAATTACGTCACAAAGGATTTCAGCAGTTCTACCAATGACTTGATCACTATTATTCCAATAGTCAACTCTATCATCATCGCTATAACCACTACCAACATTGACGGTAATATATTTCCCGTCATCATATCCGGAGCAAACCAAAGCTCCAAGTCTTCCCACATTTCTTCCAGTGCCCCCTTCAACATCAGTAACCTCCAAGTCTACTGTTATTGTAGGTTTCCATTTGAGCCAATCAGTACTGCGTTTGCATACATAAGGTGCATTAATGTCTTTAATCATAATGCCTTCATAACCCAAATTAACCATATCTTTGGCGTAGCGATTAAGCTGATCATGCCCTTCACTATAATCCAAATCAACCATAAGATGTGGTAGCAATTCTACGCTTTTCATTTTATCAATGACTGGACGCATCTTCTCTAGTATCTCAATACGTTTAGATAGTTGAGCGTTCCAATAACCACGACGAAAATCAGCGAGAGGAATAATATCAAAAACATTAAAAATGCTATCCTCTGCACTAACATTTTCCTTGCGCCTTGCCTGGCGCATTAATTCTTGAAAACTATTACCAACTACTTCACCATCTAATACAAAACCATCTACCAAAGTTCTACTATTAGTTCTAATTATTTCTACAAGATTTTGTATAATCTCATTTTCAATATGAGTAAAGTTTTCAAACACTTTACCATTGCGGCTAAAAGAAATCGCACTAGTTCCAGAATCACTAGGAATAATCATCATCACAACACGTACACCGTCGAGTTTGGGCTCAAGGCGTTTTAGTCCCTTCATTTCGGGACGACCCTCACAATTTGTTGCAAGTTGGCAACCAAAGATAGGAATTTCGTAGTCAGTACCTTTACAGATTTTGTTAATTGTTTTATCACTGATGCCAGCACGAAGATCACGCCGAAGTACAGGAGCGAGGAATGTATTCCATTCCTCACTATCAAAACGTTTACTAATTGCATCAATTGCATCACGTGCAGCATGTCCAGTCAATTCTCGTTGACTGAGTTTACACATTAGATCATTAAATTCTGACCAAGGATTTTCAGCATCAGTGATTCCCTCAGTATTGGGAATCTGTTTGACACCAAACGTAACATAAGGATTATAACAGGCTTTAGTGAAGCCTAAAAAGATTTGACTAATAGTATTACCTAGGGTTGCGGCTTCCAAAGCTTGTAGGACCACATCCTCTTTATGTAGGCGACTGTCACTTTCATTCAACTTTTTGACCCAGCTTGCGCTCATCCTATTGATTCACTTTCTTTAAGTTCTTCAAACACAGTAAGTTTGGAAATTTCATATATTGAATCATCCAATTTGTCAATGGCCTTTTCTAAATCTTGTTTAGCTTTTTCTAATACCTCTTTACGCATATTACGCACATATTGGCTAGTAGTGACCATTTTCTGAATGTTAAGTTCACTGTTAACTTCAGCCATTTTAATAGCATCGAAGCCATTATCATATCGTGACCTAAAACCATTCAATAGTGCCAGTTCGTCCATTGACGCTTCTACAAGCACACGTTCTCTGTCAATTTTAGCAATAACTTTCATGATTACCAACTTGAATTATAGAATACTTTTTGTCCTAGGAAAAGCCTAGATTTTGCCTCATATACGAATTCAAGGTCTTGCGATTTATAGTAATCGTCACTGTTTTCGCCGAAAAAGAAACCAATAGTATGCGGTAGAGTTTCTGTTTTGATATCTCTTTCCAATTCGCAAATATCTTCGAAAGTCAATTCAAGTTCGATACCATTGAACATGATATCAGCATCAGCAGTTGCCGGATCAATTCCGGGCCGACCTTTACGAACCCAAAGTTTTTCCATCCAACCATGCAAATTAGGGTGTTTTCTTCGGTAAGCTAATTCCTCTTCACTGTCTTTATATTTGACATACATATATTGATCTAATCCCATTTTTTCTTTCCTTTACCTCTAATCCAACCTTGTTTTAAATAATTTTCTAAAAAATTTTTATGGATTCGTTTTATCAAACCGTCTTTGTTTATCATAACAGTTCCGGTTCTTTGTTCAGACATTATTTTCTTTCTTTCTTCGGAGTGCTTCATGCCAAAGAACGGGTTGTTTTCTCCTGCAACATCGGCATGGTTCAATGAAATATTTTTTCTATGGCTATCTGAAAATGCTCTGCCACTTAAACGATCACGTATTTTTTCTTTTGTAGAATTTTTGTGTTTCCTACCAGTAACGATACTACGCATTTTTTCACTGAAGCCGGCGGGCATATTCCCTTTCTTCATCTTACTTTTTTTACCTATTATCTTCTTAGATTTTTCGGGCAATGTTTTACCATATCTGTGCGACAATGCATCAAACTTACCAAACATGTGATTCTTCTCGCCAATTTGAGGTTCAATTGATTTGTTATCTGTTCGGTTCAACCATTTATCTTCTTGCACAGCTTTCATTCTACGTAAGACTTTGTGTTCCCAAAGTCTTGCACTTTTTGTATTAACAAATGTCTTTCTAATCTGCACCAGATCAGGTAAACCGAACGATGCAATCATTTCTGATACTTTTGTGCTACTTGTAAAGTAAGTAGTCATCAAGTCCGATGGATCACAATTTCGTGAATATCTAACACCATAATAAAATTTGTTTTGCTCAGTCCAGCCTATCAAGTAAGTATACGGAATCATAATATATCTCCTATATACTATATATCTTAACCTACATGAATGGATGGAACTATCACTTACTCCTTAGTTGCTTTTATTGCTTGTTCTTTGGTAATGTTGACTGCTTTATCTAGCATGGTAGCAATACCGGTGAACCCCACAGTCGCAACAATTATTCCAAATGCAGTGCCGAAAACAAAATTACGCATGATTATCTTTAGTAAAGATTAAACAACTTTAACTCGGGACAACTGGGTGCTGTTATCTTTGTGAGCCTTAACAGTGCCTTTGATATTGATTGTTTTTCCAACCTCAATACCATTCTTATAAGAAAAAAATACCGGCTGATCTTTATCCGTAAGGCCGGTTACAAAATAAACATTATAATTTTGAGAATAAAAAGATTTGACAACATTGACAGTAACCTGAACCTTAGTGCCAACATTAGCCAAAAATCCACCGGTCGCAAATTTGATTTGCTGATCCAATTGGTCCCGTTTGATCGCACGTTCATAACATGACGGAAGTGCTGCAATGATAGCAATATCGTAACTGCTATCGGCGAAATCTTTGTTAGCAATCAGCATCGCGTTATTATCAAAATCATTAAGCTTGCTGCCCTTTAGAATCTTGAAAGTCAGACCTTGGTAATAGGAACGGATCTTTCGACCTTCTGCCATTTCTTCGTCGGTAAATGGAACCTGATCGGTAAGGATTTGTTCGATGATAGCACGATTCGACACCCCTTGTTGACCAGCCTTGATGTAGGCTTTGTTGGTGCGCTGCGCAACGAACGCGGCAGCAAAAACGTTATCAGTAGGGACGTTGATTTTAACTCGGGTAGTCTTTGCCATGTCAAGCTCCTTATCAATCACTATACCGATATTATATATCCAATGGGATTTATTGTCAACCTTTGGGACCATTTCTTGAGGGAAACTTTGTACACCAAAGGCATTTTTTACTGGGTTTGTTGTAAAAATATTTTCCAATATCTGTAAATTTTTTATTACAACTTTGACAAGTAAAAAGATACATTGGAGTTTCTTTTTCTATAACTTCTTTTTTCTTAGGAGATTCTTTTTTAGAAACAGTTGTTTTTTTAGATACTACTGATTTAGAAGAGGTTTTTTTGGTCGCTGTCATTATTAAGATTTGGATTAATTAAATAGTGTAGCCGATCAGCGCAAGATCGAATATCCTGACTGAGTTTACCTGACCCAATATTTATTTCAACCTTCCTAGCAATGTTATGAAGATCCATTACTAGATCAGACATTTCATCATTTTGTTTGATCATTTTATACCTCATCAACGCTTAGCATATCTGCTTCCAATACTGCATCATGATAGGTTGTAGCCTGCAGTTCAATATTGGCTCCGTTAGAAAAATAAGCCATATATGACCCATTGATGGGTTCGTATGTTACCTCAATAAGAAAATTTTCCATAGTTAGTCCAGTAGAATCATATATTCTTTGGGGTAGTTATCCATGAACCAATAAAGACCCTTGCGCACGGTTTCGTAATCACCTAGCATTTCAGCGCCCTTAATGGTGTCATACACGGCAACTGCATCCGGCGGCAGTAAACAGGTTTTACCTGAAAACATATTTTTAATTTCCACCGGTTGTGTATCAATCATTTCGCACTCAAACGGAAGTTCCATAGTTAGTCCCAGTCTTTTTTGTCACCGTGTTTTTCGTTATATTCGTAACCTGCATAGTATTCCTCAATTTCTTCGGCAGTTAGGTCGGTAATCTTTTCACCGTGCCCGGTGCCTCGAGGCCACCAGTGAGGTTGAGGACTGCGATGATAATAACTGTCTGCACTACCACGATCCCAAAGACTACCATGACGATCACGATCAAATTGTGGTTGATCTTTGAGAATACGGACAATTTGTTCTACGGTACCATTCATGTTTAGATCCTTATTAATCACTATACCCATATTATATAGACAAACTAATTTATTGTCAACCGAAATCAATACTCGGCAACAACCTTTCCGGTTTCGTCCATATTAACAAAAAGTTTCCCTTTTGACAACTCTCCTGAATGGTTATCCTTGTAAGTAAATTGATAGCAAAAGTCACCTCCGTTTGTGATACCCAAAAACTTTGCAGTTTTAGGGCGTTCGAACATTGTATAGCCACTGTTAATAAGTGCCTGATCGAGATTTTTGGCATTCAATGTTGACAATTTTACAATTTTATCTGCCGGTATCATTTTAGTAATCCTGATCAAAATCGATAAACTTACCTGTTTTTAGGTTAAGAATTTTGCACTCGGTGTTGCACTCAAAAGCATACTCAAGTGCATCCTCAAGTGTTAGTGGGATGCTACTGTAGCCAACATCACTAGGAACAATAACTTTATACATTTGACAACTCCTTAGGCAATTTGATCAACAATTCGGCGATAAACATCTGCTTTGCTCATGTAATAATCAAAGTCACGGTCACGCGGAGTAAAGTTAGTCCACATGTTATTTTTGAAATTCATCAGGATTTCTTTACGAAGCGAACCATCGCTATAGAAATCTTTGAATCCATACATATTGTAATGCGCAATGAAACCCGAAGCAAGGTAGAGGAAATTGTAACCGGTCTTGTTCAGTTTGTTAATATCTTTGCAAGCACTTACAACATTGTTAACAATCAGTGTTTTTTGACGATCGGTAAGAGGCTTCAGCATTTTTGACTCCTTAAATTATTCGTTTCCATTGCTTCTTTGTTAAGAACCCAAGCACGAAGTTTGAATTCTGCACCTTCTAATTGCTTTTTAGTTTGCAAAGACATAAGAATAATGCCCCAAACTTTTTCACCCAATCCAAGCTTGCGATTATTGTTACGCTCGTTAAGGTTAATCATACTTTTCATCAGTTCGATTCGGGACATTTGAAGCTCCTTATCAATCACTATACCGATAGTATATCTCCAAACGGATTTAATGTCAAGTTTGGGTGCATTGTTACTTTTCTGATAACTTTGCTTTGATTTCCGTGTAAAAGGTATGATACTTAGTCATACGTGCGATATCCTTTTCAGTGATACCCTTAAGGCGCCGAATATCCGTATTATGACGAAGGTCAGCCATTTTAACTTTCATGGCATCCACAGAAGCAAAAACTCGTTCTTTGTACTCATCGTAGGTTTCACCCGGAACTTTGGTCAATGCTCGTATACCTTCAATCACTCGTTCGGTAAACCCTGCTTCACGTAGATCCTTGTAGGTCACACTAGTATCTTCGATAACATCATGAGCCAATGCAATAGCCATTAGTTCCTCGTCATCGGATTTTAGATAATGCATTACTTTCAGTGGATGCAGGATGTAGGGATTGCCTCCTCTATCGAATTGTCCGGTATGAGCATTAGTAACAATGACTAGCATTTTGCCCAGCATTTCGCCTTTCTTCATTTTTATCTCCTTCATCTACTGTAACTACAGTATATTACCAAAATATTTTTTTGTCAACCAAAAAAATAGCCCCTTAGGGGCTATTTTATTACAACTTAGACAACTATTTTTTAGAATATGTATTCGTTTGATTTACAAAATCATACATTTTTTGTGCAGTTTCTAACACTTTATCTAAACCAGGATATTCAGGCATTCCTACTCTAGTGACAAGTTTTCCCTTGTCATCACGTTCTTGGGATACTTCCCAACCCATATATTTCGCATGAAATTCTTCTCCTACTAGTTGCTTTGCCATAGAAAGAATTTCTGTACGTATTTCATACCCGTTTTTATTGAATTTAATTTCAGGTAGTTTTGGTAAATCTGCCATTATAGTCTCCGTGTTTAAAATTTAAAAGTTTGCTCTGCAAGACTTCTTTCGTATTCTAGCGTATATTTTTCAATATCTGCAATACTTTTGGGATTTTTTCTTTGAATATATTCTTCAAGGCTAGATTGATATGTTTTAGTAAAAAATCCCAAAATAATAGATTTCATGCAATTAAACTTACGCATGATCATGCTGCCTTTTTACTAGATTTCTGAAATATTTTGTCAGTTGCGGTTTCAGTAATTACCTTAGCTACTTCTAATGTATTGTTGACTAACATTTTAGCAAATAATGTTTGTGCATCAATATACGAATGTGCTACTTTGTTTAAAGTTTTGTCTGTGATTACTTTGTCTGTTACTAGTCTTTTAGTATTTTGGAAACTATCAATATAAAATTCAGGTGAATAAAAATTTTTTAGATAGTGGTCTGGATCAATAAAATTTAACATAATTTTCTCCTATGTGTATGTGTGTTAAATTGAGGTTTTTACAGAACCTCAAAACTGTAAAACTATTTATCTTTTACTTTTATTGTTTTTAGATTTAGTTGGTTTTTTAGTTTCTTTTGCTGCCTGACTATGATCTTTCTTTTTAGCCAAAACTAAATTGCCTTTCTTTATTGGTGCGTTACCGGTATCATTTGCATATACCGGAGTAAAAAACATAGCTATAAGTAGTGCTGTAATATATTTCATCTTCCTCTCCCTGTTCTCCTAACGATATTGTTACCACCAAACCCCTTGTTTGATTTTGGTAATTTCGGCTGCTGTTGTGGATTAATTGTGTTATTTTTCTTTGCAGCATTAGCCATATTTATGAAAGGATTTTTACTTCTCTTTTCGTCTGCCATTATTACCTCTTTATTGAATTTAAGTAAGAATCTATATCTCCGTACAAATTGAGCATCATTGAAATTCTACTATCATATAAACGTATGAATGGTGATTTAGTTTCAACATCTATATCCATATAATATGGGCATTTAATTTTTTTATCCAAATCTAACACAAATTGATAGTAACTTTTACCTTGTATCGATTTGGTTTTAAATTCATGGGTGTGATATTCTATATCAGCGTACCTAAACTCTAAGTCGCCCACTTGAGTCAACCTTAAGCCACCGTCTTTTCTAGGATTAAACCACCACGATATCATGGCTTTTTCAAAGGACCAAACTGTTTGGTCTGAACATTCTAGTACTGTTCTAGTTATTGTTTCTTTATATTTTGCTCTATTCATCTGGGTACACACGAGTACCATTATTCATGAACACAACCGTAAATTTATCTGTTTTAAACTGTTTGTTTAGTTTACGGCATAGATTTCTTGCATGACCCGGATTACTGAAACTAGTTTTTTTATATTTAGGAACAGCTTCGTTATCCAAATAATGTTGACTTTTTAAGTTAATAGGTTGTCCGTCATAAAACACTGCCCAAATACCTGCGGCCTCAACTATTTGATCACATTTGTAAGTTTGTTTGTCAACTATTTCTAGAATGACTTTGGGTTGTGTTCTGCTCATTTATTACCATTTTCCACCGTTTACTACTATTTCTATCACCTCATCCGAACTATTTTTTTTGTCTTGTGTGTCTAATACCAGCTTCATAATCTCGTCGCGTAGCGCCTTGGCTTCGTTTATGGGCATCAATACCTCGCGTGATTGCCTAGCTTCTGAATTTGCTACTCTGTCTATAAATTTTTTTATTTGGCTCATATGCTATTTATACTACTATTTACCTCTTCTTTGGTCATAAAAGGACCTAAATAATCATACCTTTGTATGAAAATATATTTTGGGCACAATACCGGAATAAACTCTTCGTTTTGTTTAACTGCAAACCATCCTGCTACATAATAGCACTTACTTTTTGGAGTTTTAGTGAAGATATGTAGTTTTCTTTTTACGTCATAATAATTATTATAAGTTCTATTATTTGAAGTGGGATATACGGCAAAAGCAGGAACAGTGGAAGTTTTAGTTTTCTCTACTTTTTCAAAAACTATTTTTTTAGATTTTTCAATTTCTTTAGTGTTTGTATACACTTCTTTGGTATTTTCTAAAATAACTTTATAATCACTACCTTCGTGTATTACATTACCTACTTTTTTTTCCCCGTCAGTTACTACCCAGTACTGATTTTTTATAATAGGTTTCGCGGTTAAATTCACATCAATCTCCTGATAATTTGTCCCAAACTAAATGCTTGTGCCTCACGTGAGCACACACTTCTATCCAGTTATTTTCTAATGCATGTTGCACTATCATTTTGTAGTCTGTTGGGCAATTCGATGAAATAGTTACACTAGCTCTAGGAATTATACTGATCCCGTCTATCGAAAAAAACCAATCACTATCCTTAGGTGATATAGAAACAACGTAATCGTTACTAGTTGAAAAACTCATTTTTCTAGTAATACTCCTGTATAAGGTGAATTAAGCCACTTAGCATAAGTATCGGCTTGTTCTGAAATTTTATTAAGTTCATATTTCCCACAAAATTTCATAAAATGAACCCCTACCTGTGGTGTAACATTGGTTCTCAATGAATTTTTTATAGCATTATCCACTTTATCTTTAATCTCTTGTGGCTGCGCATTAAGATCAATCAATGTTTTGTTTCTTTCGTAATCGTCACGCACTCTGTGTTCATTACTATCATGATCTACCCAACGCTGTAGCATTAGATTGTTCCAGGCATAGCCGCGTTTGTTACGATCTTCGAATGCCTCAGTGAGACCGACTTTGTTTTTGCTACCTTTAGTACGAACGCCTGGGTATGCGCTGAATACATTATCAGTTGCATCACCACGCATACATTTTTCGAACAAGATAAATTCCGGATCACCCAGTAGTTTGGGCTCCTTAGTTTTCTTGTCTACAACCTGTCGCCCCTTATCATCAAAGAAGCCCTCGAGTGTAATTAATTGATTGGCAACACCATTATATTGCTGGACACGATCAGAAATAAGCTGATAGTAATCAGTGTCACTAGAAATAATATAGATTTGATCATTGGGATGCAGTGCAATAAATCTTGCAATAATATCATCAGCTTCGGCGTTTTCATGACGAATCACTGATACGTTAGTTTTATCACGAAGGTAGTTAGTAAACGTTTCGTATGTTTCCCAAAACATTTCGTTTTCTTCTTTTTCGGCTTCAGTCATGGCTTGTTGTGCTACTGCACGATTTGCCTTATAAGGCTTGTAAAAGTCTTTTCGCCACGACCTGCCTTCTAGTGCAAATACTGTGTGATCAATACCAAATTTGCGATAGATTTGATTTACACTTGCAAGAGATAAATGCAATGCCATACCCACTTTAGCCCACGCATCTGTATTACGACTGGCAATATGGCGCGCTCGAAAAAAAGTATTTGCAGTATCGATTAGAGCATATTTCATTTTTGTGGTAATTAGCTATAGGAATATTAAGTATACTACTACTTTCAATTTTTGTAAAGATGTTTTTATTATTTTGGGTAGAAAGATTAGCTTATCTCTGTTCTACCGTTACCTATATCTTTGGACATAATTGTTCTAATATTTGCATTCCTGTTACTGGGGTCTGCATCAATTTGCTCATACATTTCTAAAGCTATATTACGGCAAGTATTTTGTAGCCAACGGTCTACTATGATTTCATCGGTATCATCATCTTTAAATTTATAGCCGGCGCGAATTAGATTTAAAACAAATTTATCATTCCAGTCTAGTTCAAACGCCCCGTCGTTGATATTATTTGGGTTGATTTCAACTTTTGTAATTGCTATGTAAGGCTCGTTGCTTGCTGTAGCGATTTCTTTTTCTGATAACTCTTTTTTCTTTTTAGGCGGAGCAGCCTTGTGTTTTGTTTTTTCTATTTTTTCTGTAACGGCTTGTGTTAAGGTTTCAGACTGTTTCTTCGCAAATAATTTTTTTATTTTGTCTAACATTTTTACTTTCCTCAAATAGTGCAAAACTAGCTAGATTTTTAGCTTTGCTTTCACACATGATATCAAATTGTTCATTGAAACTCAATGCCCATTCATTACATGCACGATTCCAATAATAGTCGCTATGGGCACGGAGTTTTTGTTTATTGTACCCAGCTTCTTTTAGAGTAGACATTTCGGGCAAAACTGTTGTTGAATGCCCAACCAAAATATCTTCTCTAGATACAGAGTAATGCATAGCAGGGCGAACGCCGCGCCAACTATCCACCACTCTCCTAACGCTGTCACTAGCTGGGTCAATGTATACCCCTTCACGTACCCAATTGTGATGTATGTCAAGCACAATAGGAACCAAATCACTAAGACTAAGGCAATCATCTAAGCCCCATGCGTTTTCTTCGTTTTCGATTGTGATGCAATTTCTTGCTTCGGGGCTAAGTTTTTTGTAGGCACGTCGGATACCTTCTGGACCCTCTCTACCGGAGATATGGACATTGATTTTGAAATCTTGAAATTGTTTACCGTACCCCATCCAACGGGCCATATCTGCATGATATTCAAACTCCTCTATAGATTTATTTACTACCTCAGGACGATCACTTGCAAGAACCACAAATTGATCAGGATGAAAACTCAATCGAACATCATTGTTGCGGGCAGTCTCTCCCAACGGAGCGAACCAATGTTGCAATAAATTCTGAATGTCGGATGACTTCCAAAAATCTTGCCAATCTTCGTGGGTGTAAAAGCTTAACATATCACTAGTAATACGTAACATGCGTAATTCATTGGGCAGTGTTGCTACTTTTTTAATAAGTGCATGTGTGTTTTGAATATTTTGTTTCGCCACATCCAACACTTTATTAACTGCGGTTTCTTTACTAACACGCCTTGACCAAGCCAATGTAGTGCCGCCGGTATTTAATCCAGGTGTGCTGGCAATCTCACCTTTTTTATTAATCTCTGCCCATTTACAAGCAAAGCCAATACGCCTTACATTTTGATTGAAGCTCATCGTTTTAGCATCTCAATAATTTTTTTAGGATCCATAACTTCATGGGGCATCTTAACACACTTCTCGGTTACTTCATATTCTATAATTTCCCAGTCACTCATGTCTTGCCCTTTACTGTATACTTTGGGCATATTCATAGTAAGCATACTTCTTAACTTACCAAGCGTATCCCACGTTTTGCCCGTTTTAGACCAAACATTGTATACTCCGCCTTTGTGATAGAGTCCTGTAGTTTTATTACGAATTTTGTAATAAGTAGCCATAATAACAGTATATAACAGTTTGTGTTATTTGTCAACCTTTAGTAAATCCTGTAGCTGGTAAATTTTTCTCAGATATTTGCTAGGATTATCCAATACACTAGATTCCATATCGCCCGGTCTTCGGGAACCATATTTAGTTTCAAAGTTAACGTTATTGGTTTCTTTAAAGAGGTTAACCATTTCTAATACTGTGTGTCCTACTCCGTGGCCCAAATGTTCTATTGAATTACTAGGTATATCAATTGCATCTAAAATTGCATTGCATATTTCATTTACATGGACGTAATCTCTTTCGCAGGTGCCGTCTTTGGTTTTATAGTCATCACCAAATATAGTAAAATATCCCACCTTAGGAGCAAGTTTTAAATTATAAAATAGTCCGTCTGGATTAGTTGGCTCTACTACATCGCCTCCTATTACATTGAAAAATCTAAAAATAGTATAATCTATATTGTTTGCCCTACAATATGATTGGACACAATCTTCTGCTGCTCGTTTACTGATTCCGTATGGGCTAGACATTCCCACTGCTGCACCAGTACTAGCAAAAATAAAATTTTTAGTTTTTATACCCTGCAAAACATTTATTGTGCCGTTGATATTTGTAATATAATAATTGTCGGGTTTATAAACACTTTCAGAAACATTTACTAATGCAGCCAAATGCACTAGTGCATCAAATTCTATATCTATACCTATGGGCATTCTGATATCTAAATTTACAAAATTTTTAATCTCAATTAAGGGATCCTTAAGGTCAAGGCAAAAAACCTCATATTTTTTATCTTCTAACAACTTACATAAATGAGAACCTATGTATCCTGAGCTTCCGGTAATTAAAATCTTTTTCATCATATAAATTTAAATAATTCCAATCCAACTAATTCTTCCTGTGGGATAAAGCTTTCGTTTTTACTAAAATGTGTGTACATGTTGGTGTATTTTACAGCAAATTTATGCTTGTTAGTCAATGCACTGCGAATATCATCAATGCACAACACGTTTCTACCCAAACTGTCTATAAACTTATCATATCTAAATTCAGTTTCTTGATTAATTTTAGCAGTGTTGCTATTACTTTGTCTGGGTGTAAAAGACTTAAAGCAAGCATTCCATTTATCAAATACTTCCATTTCTTTTTTCTGATTATAAATTAATGTGCCTTTGTTGTACCATTCATTCGCGGTAGAGAACATATTATATGCTCCTAAGATATCCTCTGCCATATCTTTTTTATTTGTTTCAAAAAAGAAATGACCATCAAAATTATTAGTCCAGCGTTGATTTTCAAGTACGAACGTAGGCAATTGAATTTGCTGTTCATAGAAAGCCATACCATAACTTTCTACTGTGCTTGGATTAAATGCGACACGGCAACTAGTAATAAAATCAACTTTTTCTTGTCCAATAACACTAATTGCAATCTTATAATCAACACCTAATTCTTTTAATCGTGCTTCAAATTTCTTAGCACCATTTGCATTAGTCATTACCCTTGCCGGAAGTTTAGTTTGTTTAATGAGTTCTAAATATAGTTCTGGATTTTTGCCTTCTTCCCAACGACCAATGAACAATACGCCTTCTCTTGGTTTAATATGTTGTTGTAATAGTTCAGGTTCTGTAATAGG